CTACGAGCATAACTGATTGCTGAACCTACACCATGAGCATCTTCCTTACAAGGAATGTAACAAGTAGACTGCATATACTCTCCACTTGAGTGAGAAATGACAGTGGTCACACCACCTACATCTACTGGCATCTGAATGATTGCAAGTTCGTGTTCAGCTAACAGAGACCTAACTGAGTCCCATACAGCACCTAAGTCTGCGTAGCTTGATTTAAAGAAAGGGTTCTTTGAGTTTTCTTTAGCAGGTCTAAGTTGAGCCTGCACCTTCGACAAGGCAAGAGTCAAGTTGCCTATTGATTCTGATTTCTGCATAATTGGTTTTGATTTAATTAACTTAACTGGTTACAAATATAGTAAACTTATTTGTCTACTACAAGTGTTTTGGTAATTTTTTTTTACATTACCCCAAGAATTTCGTAAGACAAGTCCATAGGTAGTATCTCGTCTAACTTGTTGCAAAGCATTTCTATCTCTGCCTCTACGTCATCTGTATAACCTATAACTACAATGCTTATACCACTTGGGGATGGTAGTACGCATTTCTGATATAGAATAGAATCTTGTTGTGTTATAACTAATGTGTCTGTCTCCCAAAAGTATGTATAGTTTATATCCATAGCTTTTAGGACTTTCATTACTTTAGATATGTTTGGATGCTTACTTGGTTTTATTCTATTATTTAGATTATGGTCTATGCCCTTGTCTATTAATAGCTCTATCAACGTTTCGTCTTCGTATCTCATGAATCTTTAGTAAAAATTCCACCTTTGAGTAATCCTTTTCGAGTAGCTCGTTAAGATCTTCCTTACCCATAGTGTCTATGTAATCAAGCATACCATAAATTCTATGCTTGTTGTCATAAGCTAATTTACTAAAATGTTTTTTATTTCTAAGGTTTTTAGACAAATCCTTTATAGTCTCGTATATAGGTTGTATGTACTTAGTGTTTACTTTTTGATATAGAACGTACTCAGAACAAATCCCCTTCTTCCCAGTCATCCA